CGGTGTTCGTCCCTGCTATGTACGCAGTAGGCGCCGAGCAGGTGATTGTGATGTTGCCGGTCGTGTTGTTGTACAGCGTGATTGCGTCACCTTCAGCAAACGTGCTTGTTGGGATGACGATGCTGCCACCCGTGCTGATCTGGACGTACTTACCCACGTCGCCAACCACAAGCGTGTAGGAAGAAGTCCTGGTACCGGACGGCGGGAGATTCCTATACCCCACACTCATGTTCTCGTTGGGGAACGTGTAGGTCTTGACCGAAGAAGCGGGACCGGATACTGAGAAAAAGGTGTTGCCCGTACCACCAGAACCCGCAGGGAGCGGCTGCGCCAGGGTCACAACTTGATTGGTTCCAATCGTGACCGCCGTGGTGCTTCCGTTGGTTTGCAGTACCAACTGCCCGGACGTGTCGCCCGAACTGACTAGCGCCGTGTTGGTTGTGGTTCCCGCAGCAATGGTGCTCATGCCAAATCCTTAAATGACAACCCAACGCTGGCCGCTTGCCACCGTGATTGAGAAGCCGGAGCCTACCGTGATCGGGCCAACAGAGTACCCGTTCGTGCCGGTGGCAATGGTGTAGTTCTCACTGACCGTCGTGTTGTTCACGATGATGGCCCCGCTTGCCTTGGCAGGGCTGCTCACAGCAGTCCATGTAAACGCAGAACCATCCCAAGACAGGAACGTGCTGCTTGTGGTCGGTGCCGTAGCAAAGGCCGTGGTTCCCGTGGAGGACTGGTAGGCAATCCTGTTTGCCGCGCCACCTGCGAGGTTGGTCGCTGTCCCCGCGCTCGTGGCCGATCCGCTCAGAGTTGCCGTGATCGTCCCGGCGGAGAAATTGCCGCTTCCATCCCGCGCCACTACCTTGCTAGGCGTGTTGGCGTCCGTCGCATCAACCGCAAAAGTCCGAGCGACTGATCCATCAAACGTGCCGCCCGAGGTCAGGTAGGTTCCTGCCGTCAGAGCGTTGGCGACAAAGCCTGCTCCGCCCGTGATGTTGCCCGTCACCGCCGAGCCGCTGATGGCGATGCTCGTGTTGGTGACGCTCGTGATCTGGCCCTGAGCGTTTACAGCAAAGACCGGGACCTGCGAGGCAGAGCCGTAGGTGTTGGCCGTTACGCCCGTGTTGGCGATGTTGAAGGTGTAGGACGGGGACTCGTTAAGGCCCGTGCCCGCCGTGTACAGAACCGGCGCACCGAACTGGGCAAAGACAATCGCCGTGGTTCCAATCGTGATCGGCAGCGGAGTCTGCTGCACCCAAGACGTGTTGGCGTTTGCCGTGCCCGAAGTAATCAGGAAGAAGTCGCCCTGATCAATCTGATCAACACCCGATCCCGTCGAATCAAAATCGGTCGCACGGGTCAGGATGAACGGAGCGCCGGGTGATGTATTGCCAACCTGCGTGACCGTGTAAACGCCGTTCTGTGCGCCGTTTGCTTGGTTCTTGATCAGAACGCGTTTGCCTATATCGCCAGGGGAAACGAACGTATACCCGTCGATGACCAGAGCACCGTTGGCCGTGGCCGTCAGCGTGGCCCCCACACCTCCAGTGCCGTTGGCGTAATTGACGCTCGGCAGCGCGGTGGTCGTGGCGTAAGAGCAAGCCTGATGGAAGTTGATGCCCGACGCAATCGAGTCGGCATACGCCTTGTTGACGATGTCGTTGTCACTGGTCGGCGTGGTCGAAACCGTGCCTGCTGTGATGTTCGCCGTCGTGATGTTGGCGGTCGTGATGTTGGCTGTGTCGAACTCATTCTGGACCGTGAAGGTGCCCGTCGAGTTTTGGTACACCGACCGCGAGGACGGGTAGGTGACAAACACATCCTTGGTGCCAACAGCAAACGGAACCAGACTGCCCGAGTTGCTAGAAGATAGGACCGTGTCGCGGGACAGCGTGGTGCCGGACGACGTGTACGTTCCAACACCAACTTCCCAATCGCCCGTGGCGGGATCAGAGATGGCGTAGTAGGTCGTGTTCCCGTTGCCAATCGCAGCAAAAGACTGGAAGCCGAGGGCAGCACCGGCCAGGGTAAGAGTGCCCGTGCCCGTTGTGGCGGTTGTTTCTTTAACCCGATCTCTTAGAACGAGAGCCATGTCAAATCCTTACGATGGGATGTCAGTCCAACCAGATGTCTGAATGTCGTTGACCTGCTGCCAACCCGCCGTCTGGACGTTGCCAATGTTGGTCCAGTTTGCGGTCTGCTCATCATTGATTTCACCCCAAACAAGAGCGTCGCCAATCTGAACCACAAGTTGTACACCGGTCACATTTGCTTTAACAGTGGCTGTGCCAGAGAGGTTGTCTGCGGCTGTGGCCAGTTCTGCAACCGTCCCAGAAAACACCACAGACCTGTTCTGTGATGCAGAGGCAGTGGCCGATTCAGATATGACGACAACAGAAACAAACGTCGCCTGAGACGCATCAAGAGCCGAAGCCAACTCACTTACTGCCCCGTAGATGATCTTCAGGGCAGACACAGCATCTGATGCCACCGCAGACTCACTTGCCATTGCGTATGCAAAAACAATGTTTGTCTGTGCGTCCGCAGCATTTGCCTGCTCAGACAACTGGGCAAGCCTTGATGCGGTCGTGGACGGCAGGTCTTGACCGGCGGCAGTCTCCGCTGCAAGTGCTGTAAACGCCGCAATCACCGACACCGTATCAGTGCCGGTTGCGGAGTCACTTCTAGAACCACCGAACACCACATCGACCGTCTGCGATGCGGCGGCCTGGGTTGATTCGGAAACGGCGGCGCTAAACGAATTGCCGCCTAGAGCGGCAAACGGGGCTTGGGCAAAAGTAACATCCCCAAACACCGCATGTCCTTACGCTGCGTCGAGCGAGAAGGAGTAGGTCACACTGAGCGTATCGCCGCTGTCCACCGTCTTGTCGCCGCCGGTGAAGTTACCCACCGAGAACAGGATGCCGGAGGTGCCGGATGCCACCGTGCAAAGCAGAGCGCCTGCGATCACCTGAGCATTGGAGGTGATGCTGAACGATGCAGGCGAAGCCGAGTTGCTGATCACCGAAGGGTCAGCCAACGTGGGAGTACCAAAGGTCACAGCCTTGCGGGTGCCCGAGTAGTTGGTGTTTTCGTTCCAGCCGGGGTTGGTCGCAAGCGTGTCCGTGGCAGCGTAGGTGTTGCCCGAGCCGGGACCGGTCACCAGACCAAGGAAGAACGAAGCGGTGTAGCCAACGGACTTGAAATACTTATCGTTCATGTCCTGAAGGCCCTGGTTGACCACGAGGTTGTGGAATGTGTCGGTCCACTTGACCTGACCGTCCGGGCCGGTGCAGACGAATGTAAACACACCACCTGCGGCCACGCGCTCGGTGCTGCCGCGATTGCCTTGCACGCTGGCCGTCACGATGTCCGCTGCTTTGCTGATTTCGTTGCTCATTGCTGCTCCTTATGCGATACGGACAATTGCGCTGTTCGCGTCGGGTGTTGGGAAGAGGACTTGGAAGGTGTCGTTGTTGACCGTCTTGTCAGAGCCAAAGTTCAACACCGCCACAGATTTGTTGCTCTTGCTTGAGTTGTAGATCAAAGCGCCACGCGATGTAAACGTGGAGTTGGTCCACGTTACATCAGCAAACGATATGTACGCCACGATTACGTTGGAACTGTTGGTCCCGCTCGTCGGGGATGTGGTGATGGTCAGCACCTTCCCCGTTGCGGTGTAACCCGTTCCAACCACCTCACCAGAGGAGGTGTACGCCGTGGTGGTTGCGCCAAGAGTTGCGGCTTCTGTGTAAAGCGCAATCTTGAACGTATCCGGGGATGTTGGACCAAAGTTGTGAACCCCCTGAAGGAGTTCAATCTTAAAACTTGTGGTCGCGGTTTGAGTGATTGCCATTTCAGCCCACCTTTACCCTGACTTGGCCGTTTCTGTAGGCGTCCTGGCGGTTCTTGCCGTCGCCCAGTTGCTTCAGCAGGATCAGGGACTGTGCAAACTGCTGCTCGTACATCGTGACCACGTCCGCCTCTTCCTTCATAAATCGAGCGGCCTCGACCATCACGCCGTTAAACAGCACAGAGTCAAAGTTGTCGCCCAACCAAGAAGTGTTCGCCGTAACAATTGACTCAGGGTAGTAAAAGTAATGCAACTCCACCCCAAACGTTGCGTTCGGAGTTGGCCCCAGGATGAACGACAGTTCATTGGGGTTGTCCGAGCGGGGGCCAAAGATTGCGTAGTACCTTGGAATCCCGGTGCTTGTCGGCGTGGGATACGCCTGACGGATGAAGTTCACATCCTTGTCCAACAAGTATTCATAAGAGCCATCTGCCAGGATTACCGCCATCGAGAAGACGGACAGGAAATCTCCGGGGCACTGAAGATATTTGTTGTTCGCGGACGTGCTGCCCGTGACGTTCTTACGAAGGGCCGGCAGTTGAACAGTGTTGTAGATTTTTTGTTCGGCCAACTCCGTCATCGTGGCGAAGTCGGTCGCGGAGAAAGAGTTCTCCGTGTAATCCTCAACCGCAGTCTTCAACTCCGTGTAGTTCATAAGAACCTCAAGCCATCGGGCCGCGAGCCATCGTTCCCTTGGTGGCACAACCGTTGCCACGGGTCTTGATACCCGAAGTCTTGGGGGCAGGGTTGTACCCGTCGCGGGTGATGTTGCCCACAGACATGTTTACACGGTTAGCAGCGGTAGGCTCTGCCTGGGTACCGTTACCCAGAGCAACCTTGCCGCCCTTCATCGTGTGGGGCTCGGCGTAGACGGAGGCGTCTCCGACTTCCTTGCCCATCATCTTTTTGCTGAACTTAGCCATTTCAGCCACCCTTCTTGTAGGTGAACGAAGACTTCTTCTGGTTGGCAACCTTGGCCAGACCGCGACCGAGGTCACGCATCTGCTGATTGGTTTTGCCGCCCTT